CCGCCTTGTGGATGACTGCTCGGAGCACCGCCTCCCCAGAATGTGTCTGCATTTGATTGAGCACTATAAGCATGGTGACTAAATCCGCCACCTTGGTGTAGATTTAAATTTCCACCCGATCCAACACCACTAACTCCACCGCTATGTTGATTCTGTCTGTTAGCACCATGTCCGCCACCTGCGGAAATATATGGGCCAAATCCAGCGTAGTCTCCGTTGCCGCCTGCATTGGCATAATACGTGCCACCACCGCCACCGCCAACATAAACAGATACTGATGAGATTCCAGTAACATCTAAATAACGTTCTGCATATCCTCCGGCACCGCCACCTTCGCCGTGGCCTGATCCGCCGCCACCTGCTCCCTGAACTTGCACAAGAATATATCTTACTCCACTTGGTCTATTCCACGTTGAACTTCCTGTGAAAATTTGCATTCCCTGTATACCGTGAGGATTAAATTGTAAATTTGAACCATCACTGTATAATGCTTGGTATGCTCCTCCTAAAGAGGTTACATTAGTTCCGCCTTTATTAATTGGCATCGTTCCTGTAGTGGTCGACGATCCTAAATCTACAGCGCCGGAACCTAATTTTCCAGAAGTAACGTTACCTAATTGAATCTTTGTGCCTGTTACAGCACCGTCGGCAAGATCTACAGAATCAATAGAGCCGTCAACGATAGCTTGATCGGTTAAGTTTTTTAATGACTGATAATTGAACGGCATTCTTTATTCCTTAGATAGCTTCTAGTAACCAACCTCTTGTTGCATCATAATAAACCATTCTGACACTAGCACCGTTGGTGCTAATAACCATAGTGTCTAATTGACGCATAATTCGCCCACCATTTGGATTGACTGTGCAGTTATTTGTTCCAAATGTTCCTGCTACATCAGTGATTTTTACAAAATCTCCTGGGTTCGGACTAGCGGGAAGTGTTATAGTCACTGCCGCACTGGTGGTATTTACCCAAAATGATCTGTTAGCAACTACTGTTTGGCTTGAGCTAACATCTACTCTTTGGTAGTCGCCAACTGTGACCCACGAACTGCCGTTGTAAATTTCTAACTGACCTGTTGATTGATTATAAAAGGTAACTCCTGGGTTTACCGCAGTTGGTCGTTCAGCAGTCGTCCCCATGATATTGGCAGACATTGTTGCCTGAATACCTAATGATACTATTCTTCCCATGTTTTTACGCTCCTATTAAGCTGTTGATGTTTCGATACCATACACCACAGCAGAAACGTTGATAGCACTTGAACGCACTACAATCAATTTTCCAGCATCTAATACTAGACCTGTTCTTTCTAAAACACCGTTAGCAGTTATCTGAGCATCATATTCGATAAACTCAGCATTGCCTGGTGTTGAAGTAGTCGCTACTGCGATACGAACCGCTGCTGCTGTTGCGCCTCTGTTACATAAGTTCACAGAAACTACAGCAAACGTGTCCGCTGGACAGGTATAGACCGTAGTATTTGTTGCTGCTGATAGGTCTGCTGTTCCTAATCTTCCTGTTGCCATTTGTTAATCTCCATTATCTATTATTTAAAAAGTAGTTCCAAGCTACTGGGTATCCTGTTACGCCACCACGGAAATCAAATCTTGCCTTCATTTGGATAGGTGTATTTGTTGTAGTAGTGATCTGGTTATTACTAATAAAGATAAAACCAGCTGTTACACTATTTACGTTCAATGATGCACCACCGCCACCAATTTGTGCGGAAATGTAGGCTTTAATTGCTCGTTGTGTAGGAACAACAGAATCTGAGTCTGCGGTAAAGAACGGATCTGTGGAGAATTCAGTAATACTTGCTGATGCTCCACCGAGTGTAACTTCACCCAGTGTAAGTTCTTGTAGACCAGCGATATTAAATGCGTCAGCATTTAATGTTGCGATACCAGTGGATTGTTCAATTGTGAACAAATCACCAACTCGGAAGTTACCGTCTTGGTCAGTTGATGTAAAGAACACTCGTCCACCATTGTTTTCAACAGTTTCATTAGGCTGGAATGGATCTTGTGTAAAGTCATTTGGATAATTGGTTTCATTGAAGTTACCTGATCCAATGCTTAAGAAGTCGTGTCCAGTTAAACGAACCTGTGAATAACGAATTCTAGTTGTTGCTGTTGCTCCGTGTTCTGGAGATTCGCTTACAGCTAGTTGTGGGCTGATTTGGAAGAACGCTGTGTAAGAACCGTCATATGATCCTCTGAACGATACAACGTTAACCAACTTAAATGTTCTATCCGGTAAGTTACTTAATACAACGTTTGATCCAGCTACTGGACGTTGTGTTAATCTTCTTACGGCTACATATGATCCGCTTTGATAGAAATCACCATAACCGTCACCGCTGGCAACTTCACCTGCGGCTGTTACATATCCTGTTCCTCTGTTAACGAAGCTTGGGTTGGCCAATGCTCCTTTACCAATTCTTACAGTGAATGGCATTTCATAGATATTGTTAGGATCAGTGATAGTCATTGTCGGAGCAGATGCATAACCAGAACCTGGTTCTAATAGTCGAATAGCAAAGATCTTCTCTTGGCTAACGAATGCTCTAGCTCTTGCAGTAGCACCTGTTCTAATATAAGAAGCCACTGTGCCTGCTGTAGATCTTTGAACAGCAACAAATAAGCCGTATCTATTTGGATTACCAAATGTTACACCGCTGAATCCGTTAGCTGCTGTAGATGTTGTTCTAGAAGTCCATACAATACCGTCTTCTGAACTTGCTGCCTGTGTGCTTTGACTTACTGCAAAGAATACACCTTGACCGTAAGTGATCGAAGTCCAACTTGCAGTTGCTGGCAATGTGCTTGCTGCCCAAGTTGCACCGTCTAAGCTGTATGCTGCTACAGTTCCGCTGGTGTTAGACACAGCAACGAATCTGTTATTTCCGTATGCTACAGAATTCCAGTTTGAGCTCGATGGTAATGTAGCTGCTACCCATGCTTGACCGTTGTCTAATGAGTATGCTGCGGCTGTGCTGCCTGAAGCAATAGCTACCCAACGACCTTTGCCGTAAGTAACATCTGTCCAGTTAGCAGAGCTTGGTAATGTTCCACCTGCAGTCCATGATCTACCACCGTTGGTTGAGTATGCAGTTTTGTTATCACCGAATGATACTGCTACCCAATAACCCTTAGCATACTTGACAGAAATCCATGATCCTGTGCTTGTTGGTAAGTTAGCGCCAGCTGTCCATGTAGCACCGCCATCATGTGAATATGCTGTAGCTCCAGTAGCTGCGATTGCTACTATTGCAGAAGCTGTAGGTGTTGCAGTTCCTGTTCCGCCTTGTGCTGTTGCAATAAACGATACACCAACTGTTGTGCTTGGAGCACCAACTGCTGTCCAGTTAGTATTTCCTAGTGTAGCAATAGTGTATGCTCTGCCAACAATAAATGCTGAACCAGTTTCTGCTACAGTTAAATCGCCGCCTGCAACACTTGTCCATGTTGTTGAGCTAGGCATTGCTCCGCCTGCGATCCAAGATGTGCCGCTAGGTGAAATATTTGTAGTAGTAGCACCTGTCGATATTGCCACATAGTGACCGCCTTGACCGTAACCGTCTGTATCAAATGCTTGGATAGCACCTGTTGTTGAGTTAACAGATGTGATTGTTACAGTAATATTGTTAGTTGGTGCTGCACCGCCAACGCTTGTTCCGGCAATTGTGATAGTGTCTAATCTAGCGTATCCTGTTCCAGCAGTTTTGGTGATAACATTATATTTTGTGCCTTTCTTAAGAACCAAGAATGTAGCACCTGTTCCTGAACCACTTGTTGTTCCAGATACGTTGTCATAACCTCTGCTGATATTTGAATAATCCACATCGTCCCATGTTGCAGAATTGTTCAATGTGCTAGCAGTTGATGTATAACTAGGAGCAGTGAACGAAATTCTTGGTTCGATAGTATATGTTGTCGAAGCATCAGGTGCAGCGATAGTAGTTCCTGGAACTAGATGATCCCAACCAGATACACCAGTAGTTTCTTTCTGAACACTAGCTAGTTTAGTTCCTGCGTTGTATGCTGTAATAATACCGTATTGTCCTGCACCTGTTCCACCTGTTAGATAAATTTTCATTCCAACATATGCAGAATTAATTTCTTGATCAGTTGCTGCGATTGTGATACTTGTAGTAGTTCCACCCTGTGCAGTATTACTGTTGGTTAAGTATCCTTCACCGCCATATTGACCTGAAGAATCGTTACCTAGATCCAATAATCTAACTTGGAAAACTGCATCATCGCGGAATTCATCTGCTTCAACAGATGCGCTAGCTCCTGCTCCTGTTACATTCATTGTAGCAGAAGTGTATTCTGATCCAGCATTTTCAAATTCTACTGTTAAAACTTTTTGTCCGTCGGTGAATGCCGAACCTATAGTAGAAACAAATTGATATTTGTTATCGACCATACCAACGTTTGGTGTTTCGGTAGCATCAAATCCCTCTGCAACGGAACCAAAATCACCGTATGAGTTATTACCGTTTGTGCCACGAATCTTACCACCGTTCTCAGCTAGATAACCAATGTGTGAGTAGTATGTGAACACAGAAACAAGTTCTGCTCTACCATTGTTTGTAACCCATGCACCGATACCATCGCTGATCAACTGTGTGAAGTCGTTGGAAACGATAGATCTGTTACCGCCGTTGTGTAGTGAGCCATCGATCTTTTGACCAATTGCTGCTCTACCGAATGTTGCATTATTTTGAATATATGGAGAACGAGTTCTAATCCATGCGCTTTCGTCATCTGGACCCCATCCTGGATCCAACGAGCAGTATGCGCCGGCAGTTACACGACGTGTTCCATAATCGTTGTTAGAAGTTAGGTCACCTGTTAGTCCTTCCATGGTCATATTTCTAACACCAGTGGAATTTCTTAGGTAGAACATATCTTCTTCTAAGCTACCTTTAACAGAATTAGCATAGTAACGAGCAGCCATTAATGACTTGTAGTTACCTGGATACACTAGGTCATATTTTAATGCATCTGTGTATGACTCTACATCTCTTAGGCATAGTTCTGAATTGTAATATAATGCAAAAGTCATTGTTCCTGAAGCAGTGCTTAGGTCAACAGCAGAACCATATGGTGTTAATGATACTGTGAATACTGTTGAACTTACAATTTCTCTTACATAGTAAGTAGTTCCGGTGGTAATTCCACCAAATGTTGTGCCTGTAAATCTAATTGCAGCATTTCTCTTCAACCAGCTAGTGCTAGCACAGGTAATTCTGTCTGTGGCTGCTGCTGTAGCAGTTGCAGTTCCTGTGAATGTAGAACTAATGTAAGCAGAAATTTCTGCAGCCATAAAGCTCTTGTTCAATTCTAGTTGACGAGCAGCATAGTGTAGGTTTCTAGAACCTGTAGTTTGATTGCTACCTTCTGTGCTTCCGCTATAGATAATGTCATCAATCAATGTCATTAGTGTTTCAATTCTGCTTTGTGCAGTTGAATCACCGCCAACGTTGGCTTTGGCTTTTGTCTTAACATTCAATAGTGCATCTCTTGTAACTGCTTTCTGACCTAAGCTGAATACTTCTGTAGCTGTTGATCTTAGATATGAATAAGCAGATCTTAAAGATTGATAGTTGCTGTTGAACATTACGTCATAGCCAACTGCGTTTAGAATTAAACGGATGTCTCTAATGCACTTATTCTGCAAGTATGCCACTTTGGTTATACCATTTCTTGTGCCTGTTCCGCTTGGGAATGTTGCAGTCGAAGTAGTTGGACTTGCGCCAGATGATGTGCAGGTTACAATAATGTTTTCAATATCTACTAGGTCTCCTGCTGATAGACCATGTGTAGCTGTAGTAATTACAGCGTAACCTGTTGAATTATTATAGGTAAATCCTGTAATTGCTAATACTGTTCCGTCTGATTTAGTTACAGTTCCTCCACTTACATAAGTGTGAGCAAGATCTGTTTTACCTACATATACACGGAACTGTGTGGTAGTCAATGATGTTGCATCAACTACAAAGTCAGTATGCCATGCAACAGTATTCAAATCATCAATAACACCTTGAATAATTGTTTCTTGAGCAGCACTTAAAATTGTGTAAGCAGTAACCTGTGAACCTGTTGCCCACGAAGTTGCTGGCCAGTTAACAATATCACATACAATAGACAATCCAGTTCCGTTAGTCAATGATGTAATTGCTGTGCCATCAAAACTTGGAGCTAACGTTACTTGGTTAACTGCCGGAACAGTCTTGATAAAATATGTTACACCCTTAACTAGGCCATTGGCGCTTGTTCTTGGAGTAAATGTATCACCAACTTGTAAGCCATGGCTTACAGAAGTTGTAATAGTTGTGTTGCTAGCAATTGTAGTAATTGTAACTGAAGGAGCACCTGTGGTTCCATTTGTTACAATACCAATGATATAATCCATTGCCTGTCCAACGAATGTGATTGAACCTGCTGAACCTGCTGTGCCTTCTCTCCACTGTGGAATTTCGTTTTGGTCTCCGCCTGTAGGAGTTAGAGCGATTGCGTCTTGAACCATTTCTTTTAGATGATTCATAGCTGCGATCGTAGCTGTTAATTCTTCCGAATCAATAGCCATTGCGCCGCCAGCACCATTGAAGTATGCTAGGCCAGCTGTGATAGACTGTTGATAGCCGCCGTAAGTTAAGTCGTATATTAGCGCATCAATAATATATCCAACGTCTTGTTGACATTTTGTTCTGCTATAGTATACATCTGTGTAATTTGCATCGATGAATGCAGTAACTTCGACTTTAAAATATTCTTTGTTCAAAGATAATAAAGTTCTAGCATCACCATAACCAACCAAGTAACTAGTGTTATAGCTAGTTGGATCTGGATATGAAGCTAAATTCATTGTGCCTAACTTCCAATCGATACTGTGACGGATCATTCTTACCAACTGTTTAACAGTTGTTTGTTGAGCTGTGTCAGCATATGGAAATAATTTTGACTGGCTAGCTGTGTTTCCTGAACTCTTAGTTACAGTAGAACCAACAACTACGTCGCCAACAATCGATTCCATTCTTGAAAGTGCTTGTAAAGAATAGTATGAATCTGCAATATTAGTTGTTCCTGAAGTTGGTCCAGCATTAACTGAACGAACTTCGTCACCTAATAAGCAGCATCCTTCTGGAACAATAATTGGAAGTTCTTCGAGATAGCGGCCGGTCTTGACATGGATAATAGTGCTTGGCAAATATTCTGCTGGAATATCATCATCAACACCAGCTGTAATTGCATCAGTTACAATTTCTACTAAGTCAGCAACAGTAGTAGTTACTCCACTTTCTGTTGCAATGCTTGAATCAGTCCATTGTGCAACAATAGCTGTTGAATTATCTCCGTTAGTAACTTGATAATTTGTTGTTGGTGCTGTCTGTGCCAACACATTGTTCATTACAGTCAATGAATAATTAATAGCTGCTACTGTTTCAGTTTCTTGTCCTAGAGTATACACAGCAGGAGCATCGTTTACATACGATAATGCTGCTTCTCTAGTTTTTCTATTTCCGCCGTGACGGATATCCCATATAACTGCATCTATTAGATAACCAATGTCTCTTTCACAACGATCATCTTTGAATGTAAATGTAGTTGTAAATGGAGCAATGTTATTTGTAACTTGATATTGAATCCATTCTACTGTTTCTCTTTGAATGAATGCTCTATTAAGTTCGAGTAATCTTGCTGCATTTAGATTTCTTGGTCCTGCTAAAACTTGTTCGCAGGCATAACGTATACTTGCCCATGGTTTGTCAACTGTTAAACCATGAATAGGTGCTGGATGATCAGTTCCGTGGTTAGCCACATAGTAGACATGATCAACTTTACCGATAGTAAACCATTCTGGAATGTCGTCTTCGCTAACACGAAGAACTTGTCCTTCGACACCAACTGGCAATCTTGTTGGGCCAGCGCCACCAAAATAAACTAAATCACCTCTAGTAGTTAGTAAACTAGTTTCGCTTCCGATTGATAAAATGTTCCAGTATGTGCCAGTAGAATCTCTATCTGGACGACTGTTAGCTTGACCACCACCTTGTGTGCCTACTGTAGATCCATCGTCTCCTTCTGATCTATGACGGCTTACGCAAACATAAGAGTTTGAACCGTAACGAACGACATCACCGATATCATATTCAGTGTCGTCTAACCATTCGCCTGCCCATGACAAGCCGCCGTTTAATCTAGTCCAAATGCTAGATGCTGCTGCTTGACTTGGTAACCAGCCAATATCAACAGTCATTGTTCCGGACGCATTGCCTGGAATGTCAAATGTTGTGCCGCCTGGTGTAGTAGAAATTGTAATATCAGTAGGACTTACTACTGTTTTAACATAATATGTTGCACCTGCTAATACTCCGCCGAATGTTGTTCCAGAAAAACGAACAGCCATTCCTACTGCAACTGAAGCAGTCGGAGTTGACATTACAAATCTATCTGAAGCACCTAGTGTGCTGGTGCAGGTAAATTGTAATGGTGTTGCATCTGTTGTTGCTAGATAAATTTGGCCGCTGTGTCTTACAACATCGCCGATTAGATAGCTAGTTGTTAATGCATGTGTGCCTCTAAACTTAAATCCTTCAGCGAATAAATCCCAGTTCGCTGTGCTTGTTCTTGGATTTTCGTTGGTATTATTTGTTTTGGCAACATACTGATTACCGCCGTAACGAACAATATCACCAATTTGATAGGCAGTGGCTCCTGACCAGTCGCCTTCGAATTCGATACCTTCATTAAATTGATTCCATTTTGCTTCGTCTGCTGTAAAGGTTGCTTGAGAAGTGTGTGCAGTTACGCAAATCCAAGTTCCGCCACCGTGTTTAACGATATCATTAACTTTGTAACGAACACTTGATCCGCTCCATGAACCTTTATATTCAAGTCCAGTGTTCCACTCTTCCCATGAAGCTGAGTTATTCTCTAAACCTAGTGTAGTTGTAGCAGCAGATGTATGACCAGTGATACAGATATAAGTAATGCCGCCATAAGATACAACATCGTTAGGCTTATATCTAGTGTTAATTCCCCAGTCGCCTTTCCAGTCAAATCCTTCTGCAAAAACATCCCAGTTGGCAATACTGTTTTCTAAACCTAGAGCACTTGTGGATGCAGAAGTATGAGAAGTATTACAGATGTAAACTGTTCCGCCATACTTGACTGTATCTCCTACTTTATAAGAAGTAGAGGTTGTCCAGTTGCCTTTCCATTCTTGACCATCGGTCATTTGATTCCATTTAGTTGGAATAAAGTTTAGATCTGTATAAAAGTCTGCTGCCGCTGTATGACCTACCGTGCAGATAAAAGTCTTTCCGCCCTGACGAATAACGTCGTCTTTATAGTAGGTGGTTCCTGTGGTCCAGTTACCTTTCCATACAAATCTAATTCTACCTAATTTAAATTCTGCCATTTAAATGCTCCAAGTTACATTATTTATCACTAACTATTATCTGTGTTTAAATGATCTAAAGAACAGCGTTTGAGCCAACATTGTTCCAGTGACCGAACCGTTTCTACCAGTTGAGTCTGGACCATAAAAGTCCATTCTCTGCGGGAATACTGTTACCCCGTTAATTGTGCTACGAATTTCGCCAGGACCTACTTTTACTGTTCCAGCGATAAAGCTAGCTGTAGCAATATCTGCTCCACCAACACTTAATCTATTAGCTAGATACGCCTTAATGGCTCTTTGTGTTGGTATAACGTTATTGCTATCAGCACTGAATAAAGGATCTGTTGAAAATTCTCTAATAACAGTTCCAGTTCCACCTAATCTAACACCACCAAGTGCCAATTCTGATAGACCATTTAAGTCAAAGTAATCAGCACTAATTGTAACTATACCTGTTGCCTGCTCAACAGCAAACAGTTCTCCTGCTCTAAAGTTACCATCTTGGTCAGTCGATGTGTAGAATACTCTACCACCATCTGTTTCTGCGGTTTCATTTTCTGGTGCTTTGAAGAAATCACCTGTAGAATATAATTCCGGATAGTTAGTTTCTAAAAAGTTTCCAGTTCCAATATCTAAGAAGTCGTGTCCAGTAATACGGCATTGTGAATATCTTTCACGGATTTCAACTAGTGTATTATGAACAGGACCGTTATCTACATTAAAATAAGGCTGTATCTGGAATCTAGCAGTTAAGCCATCGAATGTTGTGCCTGTAATAGGTGTAATTGTCACCGCAGTGTATAATGTAGAATTGCCGTCAAATCTAAACTGTGCGCCCGGTCTTGGGTATTGTGTCAATCCGCTAAGAGTTATGTATCTATTAGCTGGAATAACATCTGCAAATCCGTCTCCAGAAACAGTTACTCGAGTAGTTGAAGTTTTATAAGCACTTCCTCTATTCAACCAAGCCGGTTGTCCTAATACTCCGTCTGCTACTCTATTATTAAAGAAAGGAGCAGCAGCAGAGTTTGGATCATAGACAGTTACTTCTGGGCTACCGCTAACATATCCTGAACCTGGATCCCATAGTTTAATACCGCCAACTCTTCCGCTGGCCAATGTTACTCTACCCTTGGCTCTAGCGCCTGCTTTGACTAAATCGATAACGTTTGTTTGATCTCCAGAAATTACTATCCATGTCGGTGTATTATTTCCAACATCTCTAACTGTAGAGTCGTCGTAGGTAATATCTGGGTTACCGTAAGCAGCACCAATCCAGTTTTGATAACTTGAAACTTCTCTGCCTGTCCAAACAATACCATCTTCGGATGTAGCTATAAAGTTTGTTGGTCCAGCTGTAGGATCTCCAAAAATATCCTTTCCGCCAGTGTCGCACACCGCTAAGAATATTCCATTTCCGTATGAAACGTTTTTCCAGTTCATAGTAGTTGAACCGTCTTGTGTTGGCATTGTTGCTGGATACCATGTTACTGTATCAAAAGTGTATGCAACATCACCTTGACTAGAAATCGCTATAAATCGATCTCTACCATAGGCTATTGCGACCCAATCTTTCTGCGATGAGTCAGCAATCACATCCATGATTCCCCCGGTCCATGTTGCGCCGTTGTCATTACTCATGGCATAAACGTTATTGCTATTAGCAATCGCCACAAACATTCCCTTACCGTAGGTTACGTCAACCCATTCGTTAACTGTCGAATCGCCTAGTGTTGGAAGATTATTAGAAACAGTCCATGTTGTTCCGTAATCTGTGCTTCTTCCGGAACTATTTTGGTTTCCGGATACGGCAACAAATGTGCCTCCGCCATATGCTACTGCATTCCAAAATCTTGTTGCGATTGATCTTTCAGTCCATGTTTTACCATCTAATGATTGTGCTACAGATGCTGAATTATAACCAATGGTTACGAATCTATTACCGCCAGTTGCTAGTCCTTTCCAGACTCTGCTTGCAGGTAATGTAGAATTCTCCCAGTTAATACCGTCTTTAGATGCTACAGCACTAGTTCCAGTTGACGGAACAATAAGGAATCTACCGCTTGATGCAATTCCTTCATAAGTAAACCCTGTAATAGAGTTTGTGCTGTCATTCGATATACCAGTAACTGTTATTGTAATATCGTTGTCAGGTGTAACTCCGCCAACATCGTCTCCGGTTAATACGATTGTTTGTCCTAGTGCATAACCTGCACCGCTGGATGCACCTAGTGTTACACTATATGTTCTTCCATTCTTTGTTACATTCCATGCTGCGATTGAAGCAGGTATGTCTATAGTTGTTCCTGATGGTGCTGAACCTAATACATTAGTAAATGATTCTTGTGTTTCACCGTAGGCAACATTACTCCAGTATGTGCTTACTGGCAAATTAATAGCATTGGTGATAAATGGCGGAGCAGCAAAAGTAACTAATGCCTCAATTCTATATGTGGTAGAGTTGATTAACAACGGTGCTATTGGATAGCCTGGAACTACATGATCCCAACCTGCTACGCCATCGCTTTCTCTTTTTACTGTAACTACTTTTGTTAATGTATTGTATCCGGTGATAATACCGTATTGACCTGTTCCTACTCCGGATGTAATAACAATACGCATGCCTAAGTATGTAGATTGTTCGTTGTTATCGTTAGATGCAATAGTAATAGATGTAGCATCACCGCTTTGAGCGTTATTTTGAACTACAATAAATCCTGCACCACCAGGTAGCGATGAATCTTGAGGATTGATTAGTTTAGGATAAAAGACTGCTTTGTCTCTAAAATCATCTTGGATAACACTAGCACCAGTTCCTGAACCAATAATGCTATACGATGCTTGAGTATAATTTTGTCCAGCACTTTCGAATTCTAGTGTTAAGATAAAATCATTAACTTCTCCTGCGAATGCTGATACTACAGATGCTTCTTGATTTCTGTTATTAACATTAGCATATCTAGGAACTTCTGCTGGGTCGTTGCCTACTGCTAGAGAACCAAAGTCTCCATATGAATTATTACCGTTAGTAGCACGGATTTTTCCTCCGGCTTCTGCTAAGTATCCCACATGTGAATAATATGTAAACACAGAAACAAGTTCTGCTCTACCGTTATTCAATACCCACGCACCAATACCGTCTGAAATGACCTGTGTAAAGTCATTGGAAACGATAGATCTGTTACCGCCATTGTGTAATGCACCGTCGATCTTTTGACCAGTTGCACCGTATCCAAATGTTGCTACGTTTTGAACATAACAGGATCTAGAGGTAATCCAAACTCTTTCGTCGTCTGGTCCCCATCCTGGGTCCAATGACACATACGCACCACCGGTTGGCTTACGGAATAGTCCGTTGTAAAGAGTCGAACTCAGTTCGCCCTGTAACCCCTGTAGGGTCATATTTCTGATACCAGTAGCATCTCTAACATAAAACATATCTTCATGATTCGAACCAGTAACAGCGTTGCAATAATATCTTGCGGCCATTACAGATTTATAATTTCCTGTATATGTTAAGTCATAGATAAAAGCATTGATATATCTTTGAATATCTCTTCTGCAAAGATCAGAATCAAAATTGTAAGTAGGATAATAATATTGCATGAATGCTACAGCTTCTTCTTGCAAGAATTCAATATTTGCTTCTAATTGCAAAGTAGCATTTATTGTCATAGAATCAGTGGTAGCATCATTTGAGCCAGTTACTGTAGGATTCGAAGTGCCGCCATTAAACTTAAAATTAATATAATCGCTGACATCGTCGATCAAACCGGTAAGCGTAGTTCCGGTCATTGTGTCACTTTGTCCTGATAATACTACTTGGTCAACATTGTTTCCTGTAGTAGGAGTTACTAAATCTCCTACGATGATATCAGGTAAAATTTCTCTCATTCTAGCTAAGATATCAAGAGTATAAGTATCATCATTAGCTAATGCTGCTATAGGTTCATTTGGTTCTACTACCACACCGCGCACTTCTTCTCCTTTTAGAGAAGTCTTACGTGGAACTATAATCGGTAATATTTCGCTATATTTTCCTGTTCTAATATAAATGTTAGTTTCTACAGCAGAACCTAGTTCTTCTGCACGTTCGCAGGCATAACGAATAGTTTTAAAAGGATTAAAAATACTATGGCCTCTTCCTGGTCCATCAATACCATTAGGGGCAACATAAAGTTCTCTTGCTAGTTCGTTAAATGCTTTGTAATATAAACTATCTTGATTATTAATAGTTAGCAGGTGAGTCTTAGTTCCAATTTCAACCGCAGTAGGGCCAAAAGTGCTGGTGTCTCCTGCAAAACCTCTTTGTAAATCGTAAGATAATAAATCGCCGCGTTGTCTTAGACCAATGTTCGGTCCTGACTGTAACAACAATGTCCAGTATACGAAACCAGAACCATTGTCTCCAGGATAATTTTGTGTATTAGCTGTATGAGCATAGTTACATCTGTAAGCAGATCCGTCAAATATTACAACATCACCTACAGAATATTCTGCATCGGTAGCCCAATAATTTCTCCATTGTTCGCCGGGAACTATGACTTCCCAAGAACCTGCTTCGAGATAATCTAAAGAACTGCCGTCTGTGGAACTATCCAATGTAGCTACATATACTTGTCCGCCACGCTGAACAACATCACCGGTTTTGTAAGTAGCTTCTGGATCCCAGGCTCCTCTAAAATTTTGTCCTTTAGAGATCACAGTCCAATTAGCGGCACCAAAATCTTCATTGCCTGGGCTTATGCCAGTGTGATTAGTTTTTGACACATACATGTAACCGCCATGTTTGACGATATCGCCAATAGCGTATTGTGTAGTAATAATCCATTCGCCTACAGGATTATTTCCTGGTAGGTCAATGGTCCAATAAGAATTATTAAGCGTAGATGTAGAAGTGTGTCCTTGTGTGCATCGTAAAATGCTTCCGCCAAACTTAACCAAATCATTTACTCTGTATCTTACTCCAGAAGAATATAGTCCTTTATACTCAATTCCTTCGTAATATGTAGACCACTTGGCTTGGTCTAATTCAAGGCCCAACGATGTTGAAGCCGAAGTATGACCGGTAATACATCTATAAACAATACCGTTGTATTTTGCTAGATCACCTATACCGTATCGAGTAGCAGGAGACCAGTTTCCGGTCCAAGCAGATCCTTCTGCGTAAACCGAATGTTTGCCAATATTATCGTCAAATGTCGATGTTGAGGTATAATCTTCAATTACAAGATATAATCTTCCACCATATTGAATGATGTCACCTAAATTATATTTTGTAGTTGCTGCCCAGTCTCCTCTGTAAGAGAAGCCGTCGGTCATCTTTATCCAAGCTGGACTTTGTGCAGTATCACCTGGAAATACATAATATAAATCATCGTAAAAATCTGTGTCTGCGGTATGCTGTCTAATACATACGAATGACGCACCGCCGTATCTTACAATGTCGTCTCTGATATACGCTGTGCCACTTGTCCAGTTACCTCTCCAAGTGTAAGCAAATTTACTAATCTTAAACTCTGCCATGTTTTATTCCATTATCCGTTTGAAGAAATACCAGTAGGGTATTCGTATGTTTTGTTAATTCGTTGAACTAGTCGACCTTCATCATCAATGTAATAAAGCATAGATCTGTTGTCCCAACGATATTGTGGGTATTTCATATTTGCAAATACTACATTATGTTCTTCATCAATTCCTTCAAAATAATCAACACCTGCTTCGAAGTCATCAAAGTTATCTGTTGATGCTCCTGGATTATTAATTACCACAGTGTCGTTGTCTGTTAGTTGGTCACTGCGAATGAAATATAATTCGCCTTCGTCGTTTCTGCGCAGAGCATAGAAATACTGTGGACTGTTTCCTAATATGTCTGCAGGGGTTCTTCCAAAGTAACTCATCTATCGCTCCTTATGATATCTCAACATAACTGACCACAGCATCAACACTATTGTCGATAGAACTTTCTACTCTCAATCCGGCTGTTTCAGGTAAAATTAATTTTTCTCCCCCTGTAATTAATTTTACAGCAGTGTTAGGGGGAATAATAACATTTTTAACAAATGTCGCTGCTGTAGAATTTTCATCTACAACATATACGTTAACGTTTACAGTATCGTATGTTGTAGTGTTTGATAGATTACATCCAATAACAGTAGCTCTAACACCTTCGGCAATCTGTAGAACATCGATAGGTGTAGTTCCTACGTCTGTGGCTGTAATCATTCTAAATACGGTTGGCATAGTATTATCCTAAAATAATTGAGTATATAGCTGCAATTTCGTTAGCGTCTGTTTCTGACACAGCACCAGATGAACCTGCAGGTGATGCCCAAGCTAATCCGTCCCAAATTTCTAAGGCTTTCGAATTAGTATTATATCTAGTCATACCTGTTACAGCATAAGCAGTAGGTCTTTGAGCATCAGATCCTACTGGTGGAACAAATCCATTTGTTCCTGCGATTTTAAAATATCCGTTACCGGTATGAATGATTTGTGTAACTGCATTAACAACTACGTTAGTAATAATGTTGTCTGCAATTTTAAAATTACCTAATCTAACACCGCCCGCTGAATTGCCGTCGATATAAAGATCTTGTCCGCTTTTTGTAGTAATTCTATTATCTCTAAATTCTAATTGTCCAATGTCTAAAGTTGGAAGATTTAGAGTATCAGCATACATGTCGTCAACATACATTGTTCTCCATCTAAATGATGATGAACCTAAATCGTATGCATCTGTAGTTTCTGGAATTAAACTACTTTGAATGCTAGCGTTGATTGTGATAGTGTCTGTTAATGCATCACCAATAGTAATGTTGCCGCCAATAGTAATATTACCTGTAGCTTCAATATTTCCGGAAACGTATAAATTTCCTGTGATGTTTGTGTTACCTACAACAGATAATCGTCCAGTTCCGTTAGGACGAAATTCTAAATTTGAATTTGAAACTGTTGTAGAAATTGTATTACCGCTAAATTGCAAGTCATCTATTTGCAACTTAGAGTGATAAATTGTTGGGTTACCGGCAGCAGGTTGAAACGTGATAGTTTGTAAATCGCTGCTAATGGTATTGCCAGTGATGTGTAAATTACCAACATCAAGTTGATTATCTACTGTAAGTGTTGTTGATCTTGTGGTTCCGAGAACATCGAGAGCGGTTGTTGGAGAGGCATTGTTTACGCCTATGCGAGAGTTGTTTACATCAAGATAGAGTAGGTCGGTCTCAAATGCTAGATTCACACCATCTCTGATGAGATTCTGCTTTAAGAGCGGCCCGGAAATACGACCAATAGCCATGTGCTCTCCTAATAACCCCGCGTTTCACGGTTAACCAATTTTGGATTTCTCCGCATCCGTTTTTACGGCTCTTTGCTGGTTTACCACAGTTTAATTTGTAAAAACTTGGCCGGTTTCTACATTAAGTGTATTTAGCCAGAATGGAAATTAAGTGAGTATTAGAGCTCTTGTTATAGCTAGGTCTGTCATCAGGTCAGTGCTAACTACTTCACCAGCACCAGTTGAAATGATATATCTTTCACCATCGAAACATTCTAAATAATTTAGTTCTGTGTTCCAACGTGTATCACCTACTTCAGCATAGGTTCTTTCTGCTGATGATCCTGCAGGAATTAAAATAGCATTATTTCCTGTGAATCTTACGTAGCCTGTTCCTGTAGAAGAAAATGTCATCGGTGCATTAGTAGCAGATATGCCGTTGGAATATGTTGCTGTAGCCGAAGGTGAAGCAAACACAGCTGGTTTCATTACTTTATGATACCATAATTGTTCGTTTAATGTTCCGCCTGTTCTATTTCCAATAATTAAAGCTAGGTTAGCATCGTCGGCGTTAATTACTCCTGGATTATCTAGGTCATTTCTAATGTCACCTAATTTTGTAGTTCTGGTAGTAATTAAAGTAGTTCCGCCACCTAAGAAATATTCATTACCTGTAGCAGTAGTATTCCAAAAAGGATCACCTGCTAGCAATCCTGCTGAGACTGCGGAAGGATTTAATGCTCTAACAGATCTGCTGTTTGTAATGTCGTTGCCTTGGAATTTTAATTCTTCAATATAAGTAATCCCAGTTGATGGATCTAAGTGAACATCGTCATTGCTCTGCATAGCAAAAATAGTTTTGTTAACGCCGTCAATTCTAACTTGCTCACTATAATTTGCAGCATTAGGACGAACTCTAGTAACATTTGTTAGGTCCGGGGAATATACTCTACTCCATTTCTTTGATGAGGATCCTAAATCATACGACGATGTTGTTCCAGGAATAATACTCTGAGAAAAGTCCGGAGTTATAGTTACTATGTCTAAAGGACTATCACCGATAATTAAT